TATATAAAAGTCAAAATGAGTATTTAAATAGAAAATGTAAAGCTTTGACTAAAAACTATAGGGAGATGTTAGATGAAAAGCTTAAAGATAAGCCTAAAAAAAGGCGACCTAAAGATAGCTGAGCAATTTGCTGAAGACAGGGTTAATATATCAATGGACCAATATGAAAGAAGAGGTCAAAAAAACATTGATAAAATAATGTATGATATTAAAATAGGTGCTCTAGGTGAGATTGCAATCTATCGTATGCTAAAAAAATTTGGCATAAAAACTAATGAACCTGATTTTAAAATATATGCCAAAAAGGATAAAAGTTATGATGCAGATTTTACAGACGATAAAGGAATTAACTTTCACTGCAAATCCCAATCTGAAGAATCCGCAGCCGAATATGGCAACTCGTATATTCTCCAATATGGAGGCAATGGTCATGGACATACTGACAAACTCTTTAGAAATTGTACTAATAGGGATTTTCTTATTCCTTGCCTCGTGTCTCTTTCTTCGCAAGAAGTAGAAATATTTGGGTGTTATAAGTTAGAAACCATATTTAAAAAGCATTTGGTTAAGATGCCAAGGGTTAAGTGGTTGGAATATAGTAAAAGAGCTATATATTTAGAAGATTTATTAAAGTTGACAGAAGCGCAAAGATGGAGTAAAATATTTAAAAGGCATCAAAAGGATATGCTCGCCAAGTCAGAATAAGAGCAAACCGCAACGTTACCTTTAATCCAAGACAGGCAATAATGCTTGTCTTTATATGCCCTAAAGGGCGATACTTTAAGGAGTTTTTTATGAAAAAGAAAAAAACAACAAATTTTAAAAATGCTGGAAACGGTTCGGATCATGAGGATAAAGTAGTAAATTTGTTCAACAAATTAGGATTCCATGCGGAAAGGGTAGGAGGTAAAGGAAATGCTCCTGATATTTATGCATGGGATGGGAATCTAAAATATGGAGTTGAATGTAAAGCGAGTGAAAAAGGTTCAGCTTCTTACGTGACTTTTAAAGCTTATTATGACTTTACAACTGAGACACTTAGTTATAAAACTAATGCCGAATGTAAGGAAGTACAACAATCTAAATCAAGATTATTTGAGTCTATAAAGGAAAGTGTAACACCTTACTTTAAAGAGACTAAAATAATAGAGATTTGGTGCGAAGACACAAAAAAGAATTATAGTGCTTTAATACCTAAAAATCAACCTAACTCTAACAAGTTAAAAAAAGAAATTGTAAGAAAAAATGACAACATTATAGTAGATTCTAGTTTAGTATATGATATTCTTGTAGCTAAGGGTAACGATTATTTAGCAATAGGTAGTTCTATTATTCCTTTAGTAGACGATTACTTACACTTGCCAAAGTTATTAACTAAGAAAAAAGCACCTAATTACTTTTATGTACGAGTTAGGTCAAAAAAAGTTAAAGCAAACTCTCAAGAACATTCACTTGAGATACAAGTTTTTTGTGGAGGATACACCCATAAAACACCTAAAGTTAATTCAAAGGTTAAAATAGAGAGGTAATTTAAATTAGGCACATCTGGGAAGCTAGGTGTGCCTTTATTAAGGGAGAGGAAATGTCGAAAGGCATAAAACATGACATCGGCAAATTACAATATGATCTATTGGACCCATATGCTTTAGAAGATATGGTAAAAGTACTTACGTTCGGTGCTATAAAATATGATAGACATAATTGGAAAAATGTAGAAAAGTATAGATATGAGGCAGCTATGATGCGACATTATGAAGCTTACCGCAAAGGTGAATTATATGACCCCGAATCTGGAGTATCTCATTTAGCACATGCATTAGTTAATTTAATGTTTCTATACTGCTTTGAAAGGGAAAAATTATGAACATTACATGGCATTTTGATGCAAGAGAAGACAAATATTACCGTGAAATGGTAGCTATGGGAAAAGCTTTAGCAGAATTAAGAAATTTAATTAGGCAAAAAAGAGCTAAGAAATTAGGTGATGCAAAAATAAGTTACGAAGAATTAGATAATATATTAGATAACCTTGTAAAAGAAAAGTTTCATGCCCAGTTATGAGTAAGAAAGAAAAAGAATTAGCCAGACTTTTAGTAAGATTAACTTTAGTATTTTTAGATATTATATGGGTAGCTCTAATTGTTGCAATTGCTACCTACTTTATTAAATCAGCATTAGGTATTGATATTTTCCCTAACTGGTCTTTATTTCCCAAATTTTGATACTTTAACAACTTTTTCCAGCGTCCTACCACTAGCATAAGCACCCAACAATATTTTAGTTAATTCATATACTTCTTTATCTGGATTGCCTATACCATATGCTGCCAATACAACCATCGCTATAAGGCTTAAACAAGCTACTGGACGCCAAATTGCAGTAATTAGATGTGGAGATTGAGCTTCGGCAACCATGAGCTTAGAACGCGCCTCAACCACCTTAGACTCGTAATCTAACATTTGCTTCTGTGCCTTAGATTGAATCTCTGCTAATTGGTTACGCAGCTTTGCTCGCTCTTCATCGGATACATGCAGCTCATCTACCAAATCTGCAGCGGGTTTAAATAGATTACTTATAAAAGAAAACACTATTTACCACATTTCTCACATTTACTACTTTTCTTACTTTTTTCAAAATGCTTTATAGCTCTGTCGCCATACTTTTTTCCAGCCTTCTTTAAAGCAGGGTAAAGTCTTTCTTCTCTATCCTTCTTTACTGCTTTTCTAGCTTTCTTAGCAAAATCTTTTACCATGTTATAACCTTTAACTAATGGCATACTAAACTCCTTTATTTTTCTCACTAAATGATTTAAACATTTTACGCATTTTCGCGTTCTTTTGGTTAACCTTGGTTTTATGCTTACTATTTAAATCTTGCTTCTTTTTCATAGAAGCTTTGTAAGCTGCTTTTAATAATTCTTTTGAATCCCCATCTTCCATGTTTGAAATTTCTTCTTTAATTTCGCTTGCGTCTTCCATTATTTCCCCATTTTACTTGTTACTAAAAAATATATTGTAGCACCCATTAAGGTGATTAAAAATACAATCGGACGATAATTCGCTTTAAACCATGACCATACCATTAAAGGTTTTAATAGTTCTTCTTGCTTAAGCACCTTACCTTCAAGGACATCTGTACGCTTTATATGGTACTTTAAATCACCCTCCATTCGGATTTGTGATTCTCTAATAATGCGAATATCTTTTTTTATCTCGTCCATTTAACAATTCCATTTCCTTAATGCTTTATTAATCCTAGAATTAGGATCGTTCGCAGTTTTACTTGATGTTAATCTTTTCTTCATTCCAGACATTCTAGCACAAAATGATTTTCTTCTTTTTGCCGATTTACTACCAGGCTTCAATTTAGAAGGCTTAGTAGTAACTGCCATTGACAACTTACTACCTGGGTTAGCACGTCTATATGACGCAATACCTTTTCTATTTAGACCACCAGACTCTGACTTACCTTCTTTACGTTGCCATGCTGGACTTTTAGATAATTTCTTTTTTGCTGCAGCTTTTTCTAAACTCATTTAGTACTCCGGATTCCTTACCTTATCTCTTGCTTTTTGATATATGAATTGTTTATGCCCAGCTTGACCACTACCTCCCTGCAACATTTCTTGAGGAATAACACCAGAAGAGTCAAATTGTTTTGTCAAATCTCTTCTTTTTCTTAAATCTCCAATAGAACTTATCCACGCCCTTACTTTCTTAACTTCAGATTCTGTTACTGCCATTCCATCCCAACCCATACCTTTTTCAATTAGCCCTTTAGTAGAGTTTTCTGCCATTGCTGACATCATTCCCCTAATAGTGGCTTCATCATTCTCGTCTATAGCTTTTCTTAATTGATCTGCTTTTTCTGGGTCACTATTTTCTAATCTAGTTAAAATAGATTCTTTTCTTCTAATTACTTCACTAGTAGTTCTAACCAATGGCTCAGTAGCTAAATCTACTTCTGCACTAACTTGCATTAAAGCTTCGTCAAATGCATCTGAACCTAAAGCACTAGCACTTGCTAATTGCATTGCTGATTGCTCCCATCTTTCGGGATTCCTTTTAAAAGCATTACTAATTTTAAATAACCCATTTGTTAATGGGGCAGCTATTTTAGGATGTGTTGCTAATTTTTGTACACCTAAAGCAATAGCCGGAGCATATGTCCAAGAGCCTGTTAAAGAAGCAACAGCTAATGTACCTAAAGATGTTGTACTCATAAAAGAATTAAATAGATTTACTACAGAATTTCCGTCTTCATGTGCTATTTTTGCATTCACAGCTTGAGTAGCATTACTTAAGTCTCCTGATCTTCTCCAATTATAATTAAAAGATTCTATTGCCTCTGGACTTAATTCCTTACTTTGGTTAACACTATCTTTAATATAATCATTTAATTTACGAGCTACTCCATGTGCCATTTTACCAAATGGTGTTGTAGCATCCTCATCTTGATATATACTCTTTTTTAATTTTTGTAAATCTTTAACAGTTTTTTGTGCTGGAATAGTTAAAACACCGTCCCCAGCTTTATTAGGCACAGTATCAAATAATTCTCCTTTAAGCCATTCTACAGACTCTGCAGCAACTCTTTTAGATTTTTTAGTTCCAGCATTTTCTATCATTGGTTTTAAAATAGATCTATGCAAACTATTATATAATCTAACTGAATCCTCCATTTGTAATTCGCCCATACCTTGCATTACCGATTCTATAGCTTCATTAGTAACATTTTGTTCTTTTTTAAATAGTTCTATTAAATCATCTGGATTTCTACCACCATGTATTAGTGGCTCTACAATTTCCTCACCTTTTTCATTAATACTTTTAGTAGTGTAATTAGTCATTCTTTGTGCCCACTCTGTGGCATCTTGTTTAAATGCTCTTAAATTCCTTGTTACTTTTCTTCTTACTGGTAAAGAGTGTGCTCCTAAATAATTTAAAAAAGATTCTCCACCCATTTTTTGCCCAACAAAACTTCCAGCTTTAGCTAACCCTTTCCCAAGAGCCGCGCCACCTGCAGTAAATCCTACGTCTGTCACAGCACCTAATCCAGCATTAGCAAGATGTTGTCCTATAGTATCACCTTCTCCTCTAGCATATCCATGTGCTGCTCCTTGAACCGCACTAATTCCTAAAGTTTTAGCACCTGCTTTTAATCCTGCACCAAATACCGAACCTGTGCCTCCTGATGCTATAGAAGATGCTATTGAACCTGCAATATCACCTGTAGTATAAGATACAGGATGCTCAGATTCTATTTGATCTATTGCTTTTCTAAACATTTTTACATTATTATTATATTTATCACCTATTGTCGCTAAAGTATCTGGTATTCCTTGCAAGCCTTTAGCTTTAACATTTTTTATTCCTTCTTGTATTAATTGGTCTTTAGTAAGGTGAGCTGCAGCTATTTCATCTCCAAGCCCAAATGTTAAACCTTGAGTAGCACCTACTACCCCAGCCTTAATATTTTGTGATATACTTGATTCTTCTTCGGGAGTAGTTTGTTCTCCCCCAAACCTTTTCTTGTATTCTTCAGCTATAGCTTTTGCAGCTTCTGTATCTCCTGCCTCATCTGCTTTTGCTAATGCTTTTAAAAAATCTTCTTTACTTGATGCCATATATACCTCTATAGTTCTAAACCATATTTTTTTGCTGCACTTTCTATAGCACTACTTTTTTCTTCTACTTCTAATCCAAGTCTATCGTAAGTACTTTGTTTTACAAGATCAGGATCTACATATAATTTACTACCTTTTATAAATTGGTCTGCTTTAGTTTTTAACCTTTCATTTTTCTTTTTTCTTAATAATGTAGTAGCTTTTCTTAAATTTTCTACATCCCCTTCTGGTAATTCACCTGTTAACACAACATTACCTTTTCTTTTTATTTTTGACCACCAATCTTGACTAATTTCTGATTTTGCAATTTCAGTTTCACTTAAGTTACCAACTTCGTTAGCAATACCTTTTGCAATTTTAAATGGTATAACTCCAGGAGCTATTGTTTTTGCATTCTCTATTAAATCATCCATTTCATTTAATACATCTTTACTTTCAATTATTTTTGCAATATCTTTTCTTTTTATAAAAAAGTTTTGTTGATTTAATGCTCTTTGAGTAGCAGCTTTTTCTCTTCTTAAAGTCCTATCTTCTTCTAAATTTTTAGTTCTTTTTCTTTGCTCTTTTATTTCTTCTAATCTAAGAGCTAAGTTTCCTTCAGTTAACTGTAATCTTCTTTCTGCTAAACTATCTTCACCACCTTTTCTTAAAGGTTCCATCATTTTAGCCGCTGCTTGAGGTCCGGTCGCCCATCCTCCTAAACTTCCTGCAATTAATTCAGGAGTAAAATGCGCCATACCTTTCATAAAGTTTTGCATTGGGGATAGTACTTTTCCAGTTTTTTCATCATTTTTTAAGTTTTCCCAAGATTGCTTATCTTCAATTTCTTTTCCACTACCTGGCATAACCGATTCAGCTTGTTGAGCTATCTTTTTTCTAACAGTAGCATCCTTAGAAATTACTTCTTCATTTGGTCGTTTTTCCATAACTTGTCCTTGATTTGGTACTTGATCTATTGCTGAAGCAGTAGGAAAAATAGTATTACCTACTTTTTCAAGTATTCCTAAACCAGCACTACTTTCTGGTTTTTTATCTAAAATATATTGTTCTGCAGTATCGTAAAAAAACTTTTTTACTTGTGAATCTTGAGCTTTAGCTGAAGGGCTTCTAGCTTGTTTATGATAATCTCCAACTCCCGCCCAAATTTTAGATAACTCTTTTCTAGCAGCCTTTGGTTTTCCGCTTTTTAATTTTTCTAAAATTTTATTTTGATCTACTCTTAATTTAAATAATTTATTTTGATTTTCTTGACTAAAAGTATCATCCATACTTAGCCCTGCTTTTTTAAGCAAACCATTTTTACCAAATAACGTACTTTTTGTAAATTGATAAGCCCCTGCTGCAGAAGTTCCTACTGGATTTCCTTTTTTATCTTTAAACAATCCTTTAGTTTTTCCAATTAATTTTTTTTGAAATTCTTCTAATTCTCTAAAAGTCATTTTACTTACAGGTTTTTCTTTGTCTGATAAATATTTTCCGTACCCAAAAGTAACATCGTATTCAGAAGAATATCCTTTTTCTTTAGCTTGCTTTTTACTAGTTCCTTCAGCAATTTTAACAAATTTATTTATCTGACTATATACAGAAGAATCTTTATCCATTTTAGGAATATTTATAACTTTTTCTTCTTTTTTATTTTGTTTTTGCATTAATAATGATAACATAGTCGGATCTAACATAAACTCTCCTAAAATAATCCTAAAAAGCCACCACCAGATGCTGCATCGGCTTGTGCTTTAGCCATCTGCATTTGTGCTTGCAATTGAGCATTTTGAGCTTTTGTAGCCTCGTCCATTTGAGCTTCACTTAACCCAAAAGAAGACAAAATACCTTTTTCTTTAGCCATTTGTCCTAAATCAAATTTTGCAATATTTCCTGCAGTATTTTCAAATGCTGACAAACCTTCTCTCTTAGCTTGCTCTTGAGCCATCATTAATTGTGTCTCTATATCACTTTGTTTTGCTCTTAATTGTGCTTCTACTTTTCCAATTTGAGAAGCTGCTGTTGCACCTCTCATTCCTGCTGCACCTAATCTCGCTGCCAACTGTCTTCTTTGCTCTTCAGCACCTGCAGATTGAGCACTAGCCATTTGCGATCTTCGCCTTTCAAGTACTTCTTGAGGAATACCTTCCTCCATTTGCTGCCTACGTCTTTTAAGGACATCTTGCATACCTTCAGCCTGGGACAATCTACCTAACCCTTCTTCACCTAATATTTCTTTTTGAGCAAATTGCATACCTCTTTTCATAGAAGCTGCTCTTTCTTCTCTTTCTTTAGCAGGATCTCTTTTTAAAGAAGCCATTGCTGCACTTAAACCTTTTGATTGTCTTTTAGCAGCTTTTTTCTTACTAATTCCTCCAAGTAAGCCAAGCCCTGCACCTGCTACCGCACCCCATGGTGTTTTTGTAGCTAATCCTCCTGATAATGCACCTGATAAAATATCACCTAACATATTTACCTCATAAAAATTACTGTGATAGTCGCTTCTGTACTACCACTATTAGTTAAACTTAAATAGCCTGTTTTCCAATCTTTGTCGCTTTTTGTAATTAATCCGCCACCTTGCTGACTAGTTATTATATACTGTTTTGGCGTGAATTTCAATTTATTTTTAACCTGAACTTCACTATTTGCGCCAATTTTTAAATCCTCAACCTTAAAAGCTTCCATATTTTCTTCTAAAGAAAGCTTGTATAATCCATGTGATAATTCTCTTATCAACTCTTTTATATCTAAACTAGTTTCTAATGAAAATTTCATTCTTTAATCTCCGCTCTATATGGGGCAGCAACTTCCATTTCGTAACCAGTTAATAATACATTCTGACTAGCTTCGCTATTACTAAAACAAACTCTTAAACTTTTGCATTTACCTGTGGGCAATTTACTTTTCATTTGCTCTAACAAAGGAGAACCCCAACTCGCTGTACCCCATTGAAATGCGCCCCAACCTCCTGCAGAAGCTAATCCAAAATCGTATGTAATTGACGCATCTATAGAAGTTGAAAAATTCTTTTGAATATCTGCTTTAATTTTAAATGTTTCACTTTCAAAATTTTCTTGAGCAGTTAACGCAAATAATTTTAATCTTAAAAACTTTTTAAATACTGATGGTTGTCCCATAATTTCCCAATTAGTCTTATAAACAAATTTTATTGGTTTATTATGGTCATTATAATCATTTGTATTTTGGGTATCACTAAATCTATAGCAAACTGATTTTAATGTACCAGAAGTATCTCTTCTTCTTTCTGAAAAATAAATCTTTTTATTTAAATTTACAATTCCACCAGAAAAGTCAACATTGCTCCATTTTAACCAAGCTTGTCTATAATAATCAAATATAAAAATTTCGCTATCTGTAGATGTAGCTAATTTTGGTCCGGTTGCTGCTTGTTCAACTGGTAAATGAAGCATTAATAATTCTTTATCAACCCAATTAAATGCTACCGCTTTTTTAAAATTAAATGATTTAGATATTGATTCAAAGTCTGGAGAAATTATAGAACTAATTTCAACTAATTCTCCAACCCTACTAATTCCATACATACCTTTTTCAGATAAGAAAACTAAGTTTCCTTTTAACTCTTGTATGGTATGAAATGCTTCGCAACCGATTCCACCCTCATTTGACACTAAATCAACTTTAAATATATCGGAACCAACATCACCTGTTACAGCATGTATACTATTTTTATGAAATACAAAAAATGTACTTGATAATGAAGATATTCCAGTAATTACTTGACCTAGTCCTGAATCAATATCAAATGAATTATCTGTAGAAGGAAATCCTTCAGGAGCTAATATATCGCTATAATACACTGTATTTGGTTTTGCTTTATTCCCAGATAAAAAAAGCATATTTTGGTGTACTGTCACATATTTACAATTTTCAACTGGAAGATCAGGATCATTTGAAGGAAAGCTATAAAATTCTGTGTCTGTAGTATAAGCTTCAACATTATCTAAAATAGTAGCAGTCCCATTATTTACGCTTCCGACTAAATAAAAAGTTTGTGTAAATTCATCTCCTGCAGTATAAGAAGCTATTTTATTTGTTCTCCATACTCTTATTTTTAACTTAGAAGCATCACTTGTATTAAATCCTTCGCTATCTAATATAGAAGTTAAATTTAAAGTAACTTGTTTAGAAGCCCCTGAGGTCACTTTTAAATGGTCACTAATAGTTCCTTCAATTAAATTTCCTTTAGCATCTTCAAATTGATATGTAAGTCTATATAAATAATCTCCAGCAGCTAAATTTCCAGCAATAGCGTTTGTGTTTAAAGTAGGAGCTACTCCTTTTTTCATCCCAGCTTTATAAACCCTAGAACCATCATATTTCATTAAAGGATTACCTTCTGAAGCAATAAATAAAACACTATTAATAGAGGCAAAACTAGCATTTTCAAAACTTGAATTATTAGTATCTATTGTAAATGGATTACTTATAGCTGAATTTGCAGTTTGAATTTCTGTCCATTTATAATAGGGTAAACTTACACTATTTCCCGAAAAATCAGTTATACTTACTGGAGTAAAAAATGCAGCACTTGTTAAACCACTGCCAGTTTTTGTAGCTGAAAACTTAGTTACTGAAGTAGTGGCATTTAATGTACTCTCTAAAGTAGCTATAGGATTAGTATCTGATATTCCAGTTCCTAAATCATATGCCCAAACTTGCGTCCCATTAGCATATAATGTTAATTTAAAATTAGATGTATCGGGATTTACTTCTATTGAATATGCCGGAGTTTCAGTACCAGAATAAGAAATAGTAAATGAATCTTCTTCTTTTTTCCATAAATTTTGATCTAATGTAATTAATTCTTGATTTATAGCTCCTGTACTCATATCTACATTATCAAAAACTGTTAAACCATATCCACCCTGACTAGGTACTTTACCATGGTATCCATATCTCTTATTTATTGCACCTGACTTTCTATAAAGAGCATTTTCAATTTCTGTGGCATGTTGAGAAGAAGACGAAAGAGGAGAATTTCTTTTATCTAATCCTTTAAAATTTGAATACCACTTTGTTATTTGGTGTGCAATACCCATTAATTACTCCAATCATCCCAATTATTAAGTTGAGGCACAAATTGTACATCATCACTAATCATTGAATAACTTTTTACTATATCATTTGCCATTTGACTTAATTCTTGTACCATTTCAGCAGAATCTACCGAACTATCTCTTTTTAATATTTTCCATGCACAGTATGCAATCAAATATCTTTCTACATTCCTTGGTAAATCTGAGTGAGTAGAAGTATCTTTTCCTCCTACTATATATTGATTTGCACTAGGCGTTCCAGTTATAGTAGATGTATCTATAACTATGGATGCTCCATTGGAAGCCTGTGAAGTTTTTGTTACATTCTTATGTTTTATATCTCCATCAGAATCTACAATACAAATATAGTCATGTTCTGATAAAGAAATTGTATCTGTTACTAAAGTTGTGTTTTCTAAAGTAATTGTGCCTGCACTATATGAGGCTATTTTTGCTACTCTTAAATCTAATTCATTTAATCTTTTTACATACGTAATTCTTAATTTACCTGTAGACGGTGTTGTGTTTAATATAATTTTTCCTGACATTCTAATGTATTTAGAAGGTGCTCCATCTATTCCAGAATTTCTTCTTTTTAAAGAAGTTTCTTCTAATATGTAATAATCATCTTCGCTTCCAGTAGAAGAATATTCTACATTATTTACTTTATTACTTAAAAATGCATCTGATGGTAAAGTATATGTATCTTGTCCAGAAGATATAGATACTACATATTCTTCTAAAAATATGTTAGGATGCTGGGCTACAATAAGTGATTGTAAATGGTGTTGAGCATCGTTTATATATTGCAAAAACTCCGAATCTTTTATACCTTCAAAATCTGAAAAAGATTCATTTTCGGTTTGCGCTCTTGCTTGGTTAATTAAATATTGTACATATCGCATCTTTACCTCTATCTAAAGTAGTTTGCTAAAGCAGTTCTTAAGCCCGATAATGCTTGACCTTTTCGTGCACTTGCCGCATTAGATAATTCTAACTGATCTCTTAAAAGCCCTCTGTTTATTGTATCTTGAGCTATCCTTGCTTTTTCTCTTTCTTGTGCTGCCGAAATAAGCCCTGCTGCTACTTTTTGACCAGCATCTGCCCAATCTATTTTACTGTCTTCTTTTTTTCCTAACTTTCCTAATTTTTTCTTTGCTACAACTTTTTCCAAAGCTATTTGTTCACTTTGTACTTTTCTTTTCATAGCGTCTACAATTTCTTTATTTTCTCCAGATGCTAACGTAATTTGTTTATCTGGACTTAAATCTTTAAGAAGATTTTTATCTCTTGCTTCTTGCACAAGGACAGAATCAATAGATTGTAAAACAGGGGCTTGGTTTTTTAAAGTCTGCATTACTTCTTTTTTCTTTTCTGGATATAAAGGTTTTGTGCCACTCAAAAAACTCAATAGATTTGATTCACTCATTACACAGCTCCTATTTTCTTAATAAAATAATACATCTTTTTTGCAGCCGTCCCTTTATACTGTAATACACCTGCACTACTTATTTGAAAATCTACTATATCAGCTCCCATATATTCATCTGATAAACCATATTCTCCAGACCCACTTCCTTTATAAAAAATTGTTAAAGTGCCAGTTTGTGTAAAATTTGTAGTTTCATCTTTTACATTATATTCTATAATAGTCCCACTACCCGGTAAGCCACCTAAATTTAAAATCGCTGTACTAGACACATCATCTAAAACATCGCTAAAAGCTCCTGCTGTGTTTCCTAAATTTGAGCTTCCTCTTTCTTTTAAATTTTGTACAGAAATTTTATCGCCACTTCCAGAACCACTGTGGTCATGTATAGCAATTTTTTCAAAAGTTTGATCTTTTAAAGTATCTGCCCAGTTTGTTGCTCCTTTAACTGGTACTACAATACTTAACTTGTCACTACTACCGTCTGAAGGTAAGTTTATGGTTGACATTTTTACTCCTCTACCACGTTATCATGGCTATGTTCACTTCCTGTTTTTGTTATATAAATTATTTTTTCATCAATTTGTTTTACAGCATAAATTTCTTCTATTACAAAAAATTCTTTTACTACAGGAATTTCATTTTCATCCAAATGACTAAATGTAGAACATTTAAATTTAACAATATCTCCAATTTCTTTCATTTATATCTCCTATGCTTGGTTATTATATTCTTCTATATGCGCGCTTGAAAATGAATTCGACCAATCTGCTTTTGTTAATTTTAATTGATCTCCAGCTACTAACCATATTGTTTTATTAACAGCATCAAATTTTTGCTCTCTTAAAATAGTTCCAAAAGCATATAAAGTTCCATCTCCTCCTGCAGCATTGGCTTGAAACCTAGCTCTAAGTCCAACACCTCCTGGGAGAGTAATTTCTTCAGCTCCATTATGTCCTGCAGTACTTGCACTTCCGTCATGATTTAAAAGATTATTTGAGACACTACCTGTAGAGAGTTTAGGAATCCATACAGGTAAAGAATGATTAGAATCCGTTACTTGAGAAATATATGCTATTTGCAGTGGGGTAGTGGTACATCTAAAATCTAAATAAAATTTACATATATCACTAGAATCACCAGGTAAAGTAAGGTCTACATTAGCGAAACCACTAGCCCCAGATCCACTAGTAGCTGAAACTGCAAAACGAATTGCTTTTTTTGACGCTTTTGTAGTGCTTCCCTCTGCCTCGTCTCTATCTGGCTTAGTATGTAATATAGTTTTAAATCCTCCACCAGATGCATAACTTACCTCAGCTTTTCCCCCAAACATTGAAGTTAAATCCACTCGTACATATTTTCCTGCAGGTACTGTATAAGTGTCTCCTCCAGTAGTGCCTTCAAATGCAATAGTATTAGCTGGTTGATTGTTAAATGGTATCATTATATTACTCATTACTTAACTCCTTTAATTTTAATATAACAACTAGATAGTCCTGCTGGTTTACTTGTTATACTAAGTTTTAAAATATCACCTTTATTAATTATTTTATGTGTCCCATCTAAAACTGCATTAGATGAATCTAAATTACCTGATCCAGCTCCTTGAATTGAAGTAGAAACTGAAGAAACAAAATTTTGATTACTTAAAGGAGGTACAGGCGCACTTCCTCCAGGAGGAGTATGCGAAGTTGTACCATCTGGTTGAAAAATATCTACTGTGTTCCCTGATTTATTACAAGTTACTGTAAGTATATGATTAGAATTTGTTGCTGTAAATGGTGTACCAGAAATACCATTTAATGCATTTTTAATTAATACTGCCATGTCTGTTGCAGTTGAAGGAGAAGAAGTATAATAATCTACTCTAACAGAAGTAAAAGAAGCAGATGTAGCACTAGCAATTCCAGCAGTAGGATCTCCAGTTCCTGCACTATCCGCTGCCCATACAACATAATTTGTATCTGGACTATATATTAAAAAATAATCTCCTCCTGATGTTGGTCCTGGACCTTGAGCACTAATTGAAGATACTTCTTGAGTTAAAGTTATTTTAGGTCTAGTTGTAAATACAGTTTGTGTAGCTGCTCCTCTATTTGCACCTTTTAATACATCAATTTCTAAATCTCCTGCAACATTACTAGATAAATCTAAATTCCCTACTGTAGCCGAAGTTAAAATAAAGTCGTAATCTGCAGTATAATAAGATATATTAGATAAAGATGTTGAAGAAGATGAAGAAGTAACTATTGTATCAAAAACACTAATTTGTTCTGAATTTACATTTCTCCAATCAGCTCCGTCTGAGACAACAGAAATACTATCATTTAACTCTGTTAAAGATATAGAAGATTTTCCATTTACTTCGTCTGAACCTGTAGTATCTATAGTAATAGTATTGGGAGCATTAATTTTTAAAATTCTAAATATTTTTGAAGCATTACTTGAAGCTGCTGGCAAAGTTAATGTTAAACTAGAAGATGGTTGACATAATATAATATCTTCACTATTCGCTCCTGCAGTGTATGTAGTAGAACCTGCTGGAATAGTATGTGTTGTAAGAGAAGATCCACCTACAGTACTTATTTTTACCCAACTACTTCCATTATGAAGGTAAACACCGTCATTATCTTTGTAGTATAAGGCTCCTTCAGATCCAGTTGGTGCCGAAGCTTCTGGTCTTAATTTTATGCCTTTTTTAAATGTTTTTAAATCTGACATATCTACCTCTTACTCACTCTATAAAATAATTTCATTCCTGTTGAGCCAGCGCTACCTTCATCCATTTTAATTAACGGAGGTATAGGTTCATCTAATACCTTTTTTTGCCCCCCAGAAAGATTAACTGTTCCAGAAACATTTGTCCAAGAAGTCCCACCATCATAACTAGTTTGGAGAGTGTTTTGTCCAGTTCCTGTACCTCCATGAAAAATTAATTCATCTGCATAAGGAGGTAAAGTATAAACTACATCCTTTGTTAATTCTATAAATTGTGCTACTACTCCTGCCATATATTACTCCTTAAAAAGTTGTCCAATGTACTGTTGCTACACATTTTCCCCCTGTAGAGGCACCGTCGTGTATAATTACTCTTATATATTGCATTAATGCTGTATTAATTACTTGACAATTACATACACCTGAAGTTGAACTACATTGCATATTTCCAGGTTTATTTTCGTCCTCCTCTGTATAATGAATAGGATTTCCTGAACTATCTACTACAGGACACCAATTCTCTCCATCTGGACTCATTTCTAAACTCATTGAACAATTACATACTGTACAGATTGCACAAAATGCAAAATCCTTTGCCTGTGAAGGCATTACAAAAGGCTTACTAACATTATATCTTGCATCGTTTGCCCCAATATTATCTAAAGGACATATTCCAAATTTATCAGAAGTTGTACCAGTAACTGTATTTTCTGGAGAACAATTAGTTATATTATTAAGATTGTCTGCACAATATTGTAATGTTACTGAGCTTTTTACGCCATCTTTAGTTTCTAACACAGTATTATCAAATTCAAATGTATGGTGAAATGCTGAAGCCATTATTTTTTTCTCCTTCTAAACCAAAGTTTTGCTCTACATTTATCTTCCCCTAAATCGCAACTTCCTGCTCCACTCCATTTTACTCTCATATGAGCTAATTTTGGTCCTTTTATTATATGTTGTTTTATACTATTTGGAGCACATCCACTAATTTGTACAATATTAGATTGTAAACCACCTTCTGTAGTTTCTGAAGCTGGTGCTGCATACATTGTAATCCCATCTGCAGTAATGTCTCTACTGTATAAAGTGCCAGACCCTGAGTCTGAAGTAGCTAAAGCCTCTGTGTCTGTATGTTGCATAAAAAATGCATCAATATCTCTATCTGTAATTTTAGGATTACCTTCATGACCTCTAACATCTTTAACAGATTCAGAGCAATCATTTAGAGTGTCTCCCCATCTATAGTAGACTTCCATACCTCCTCCAGGATTTGTAGAAGCATCGTATGGATTAGGATTTATATATTGATCTTGAGTTGTAGTAGTTACACCTGCAGAGGAAGGTTGTCTTAAATTATATGGTTTTTTTCTATTCTGATATTCTGCTGCAACTGCAAAAGTAACTCCATAAATTGTTAAAGGTTTTTCTCCATTGTAATTAGTAGTAGAAATCCACCAATTATCTGAGTGAAATGAACTTTCGTCAAAACCGCCCTGAAATGCGTAAATTGAGTCATTAGTACTTGTTTCTATAAAACCACTTGCTAAATATGTTGTAGGCACATATTCTGCTGCACTATTTTCATGCCTTAAATGTTTATTTTGTATTACAAACCCAGTTTCTCCGTCTTTAGATAAATTATATCCTGACACTGACCCTGCTCCAGTAATATCTTCTAAAGATTGTCCATCATAAGATACTACAAAATGAAAAGGTTGATCAGCTCCTCCAACTTGAGTTTTTCCATATCTAATTTCGTTTTCAGATAATGCAGTTCCTGCATGAGCTGTAGTACCTTGATAAGATAATGTAACTGAGTGCCATCTTCCATCTAATAAATTTATGGTACTACTTCCAATAGTTTGTGTAGTATTGTAGGCTACCCAATGTTCAGCATCTCTTTCAAACCCATTAAAAGATAAAATTAATCTGGCAGTTTGATCTTGACTATCTACCCATGTTCCATCATCTTTTAAATTTTTAGTCATAGATATAGTAAAACCTTCGCCTTTAAGAGGATTAACTAAATAAATAGACTCTGAATTTGACATGGTAACTAAACCATTTCCCCCAGATACAAAATTATTTAAAGTTAAATCTATATTATTAGATGTTCTATCATTTGCTACTGTAATAGAATCGCCTGTTTCATCAAATGTCCACCAACCCTCTACATTAGAATAAGTTAAAGTATTAGACATTTGGTAATTATGTGGCTTACCTTCATAGTTGCCGTTTTTACCATAAAATTCTTGAGCTTTAGCTAAAGTTGTAACTTCACTATGTAAAGATAGGTTGTCTAAAGATCCTTGAAAAGCATAGATAGAATCCGTACTTGCTGCCTCTTTCCATCCAGAAGCACCAAAAGTTCCTGGTATAAAAGTTCCAGTTGTATATTTAAAATGCTTATTTGCTGCAGTTTTATTTAATTTATTATTTCCTGAATCACTTATAGATAATTCTGTTCCATCTACAAAAACTTTTACATCTTCTGTATCTGTAGAAGATCCGTCCCAAGTTAATTGTAAGTTGTGCCAATTTCCGTCTAACAAAGATGACGCATCATAAGCATTAAAAGCATCTGCCTCATCTTCAAACCCATCAAAACTTAATAATAATTTTGTAGTTTCTGTACCTGCTGGATTCCAAGTTGTACCACTTCCTAATTTTTTAGTAAATGAAGCAGTCAACCCATTTCCAAAAACATCATAAGCAGGAGTAGTTGAAGGAGCTATATATACATTTTCAGAAGTGCCTAAATTAGTAACACCCTCTACAGGACTATCAGTTTGATCCCATCCCACGTCTGAGTTTGCAGGAGCTACACTTCCCCCTGCTGTGTTAGCTTGATGAGGAAGTGCGTGTCTACCGTTTCCAGACATATCCCAAAACTTTGCTGATGAACCTACAACAGTATCTACTGTAGAAGGATTACTTGTATCATAACCATTTCCTAAAGGTAACCAGCAAGCTAAATCAGATTGTCCAGTTAAATCCTTTGGTTTATCATTTGCTCCAAGAATTGAATTTACTTCTGTTGAGCTTAAAGTTTTTGTCCATGTTGATACATGAAGAAAAGTACTTGAAGCACTAACATCACCATTTTTATTACATCCAAGATTAAGGTAAACAGGATTACTAGAATCATTTCCATATGTAACAGTAGCAGTAGCAGTGCCACCTGAGCTAGGTGTAACCAATGCCCCATTTAAATAAACTAATGTGTTGCATGTTGAAGGATCTGTGCCAATGGTTTCATATGTATCTGAGTTTGAATGAGTAATTGTTACATTATGCCAATTTCCGTCATTCAAAGTGGCAGGAATTGTTACTGTTGGATCTGTGCCAGCTAAGCCATGAGTTATAATTAAAGAAGTAGAATTTTTGCTAATTTCTATCCCTCTTATTCCATGTTGTATCATGCCAAAAATGCCTGATGGATCATCTCCTTCATATTTAAGCCACATGGAAATAGACC